TTACTTGCTTATAAGATATTCGGCTACGGCTTGATAAGCAGGCAGTGAGGTCGGGTCGTTTTTTGAGTTCTTTGCTTCGGGGTGCGAGGCAAAACGCACAATAACCATCTCCGCCGTAGGGTCGATGTAAATGCTTTGTCCGTGTACGCCCCGTGCCATAAATGCTCCATGACTGTTGTGCAAAACCCACCACATATTCCGGTAACTCCAGTTCTTGAGCGTAGCGGCATGTGCCGACTTGGCGAAAGCCTCCCGGTTGCCACCTTTCATGATGTCCTCCACCACTTCGGCGGGCAATATTTGCCGCTTGTTGAACTTCCCCTTATTGCGGATCATTTCTCCGAACATGGCCATATCACGCATATTGGCACCAAAACCTCCACCGGCAAAGGCTATCCCGGATCCATCGACCTGATAATAACCGTCCACATGTGTCCCGAGGGGCTTCCAAATGAGCTCCGATAGTAAAGTGGGGATGCTTTTCCCCGTTACTCTGGAGATAATCCAGCCCATCACATCGGTATTGACGGTTTTGTAGCCGAAGGCCGCACCGTGCTGTCCTTCTTTCCGAAGCGTAACGAGATAGTCGTAGTAATTTGCAGGGGCTTCGGGCGATGCCGGTTTGGAGAAGGGATTACCGGCTGCCGAAAACGACCAGATTTCGGCGTTGGGATCCGAATAGTCTTCGCTGTATTTCAAGCCCGTCGTCATATCGAGGATTTGTCTTATGCTTGCATCCCCAAAGGCCGAATTTTTCAATTCGGGAACGTAATCGGCTGCGGTTTTATTCTCATCAAGGAGACCTTGCGCAAGCAACAGTGCGCCGAGAGTTCCCGTAAAGCTTTTGCTGACGGACATGGCCGCATGGACACCATCCGGCTTCAGCGCAGCGAAATAATTCTCGTAAACAATCTTTCCCCGGTGCAATATCAGTATGCCGTCCGTATAGTTCTTCGAAAGAGACTCTTTCCAAGTCATTGCTTCGGTGCTACCCCAAGGGATAAATGTGAGCCCGTCGATATTCCCGTCGATTTTAAGCTTGAACTTGTATTGTTTGCTTGAAGCAGCCTTGACTTCGGTGGTCGGCATGAATTGGCGCATGTGGCAAACGCTGTATCTCAAAGCCGGGAAGCGGAAAAAGCTTCCGTCTATGGCGGAAACCACCCGTTCTTTAGGGGGCGGGAAACCAGTCATCCAACCCATTGTATTGGGATCGGATTGTGCTGCGGTTAGAATCTCTTGAGCCTTCAAGCTCATGCTTAAACTCAACAATAGCGAGAGTGCGATTAGTGTTTTCATATTCTTTTTTATTTTCAGGATCGATATGTCATGATGTCTTTTTGAAGCCTCTAACATACTCAGAACGAGAGAATAGTAAGCCACCTTATTTTATGGAAGTTTCTCCCCATCGACATAAATATCCGTATCGGGGAGCAAGCGTTTTATTTTTTTCAGATTTTCATCGGACACAGCTTCCATTAAAGAGAGGATTTCAATCTTTATCTTTCCAAGTTCATCCGGAAGAACAAGTTCTTGATCATCTGCCATATACAATCAGAAAAACGAAAAGTCCAAAAACGCAAAACGAAAAGTCCAAAAAAACTCGACACTTTTTTTTCTCAGTGCCGAGTTTTTTTTCACGCTGCGACGACGAGTTCTGAGGGCGGCGTGTAGTTGAGCGTTAACACTTCTACTTTACTTCCACCTCCCGCAGACCTCGGCAGCAAAAACTCGTACGTTCGCCAGCCGTTCGCTTGGGAGTACTCGCGCAGAACGTCGGACGGATACGACGACAGCATGAATTTCCCGCGCACGTTTACAAGCGTGTCGAGCAGGGCTTGGAAGTCCTCTCTCGTGTAGCCCGCGTAGTGGCCCATGTCGGCGTTGAAGTAGGGAGGATCGACATAGTGAAACGCGTCTTCATGGTCTGCTTTCCGGATAACATCTAACGCATCGCGACAGAAGATGGATGTATGCTCTAATCGTGCGCAGTAGACATCTGTGAAAGAATCTCTTCGCGCAAGCAACTGAACGGCTGTGCTGCGGCCTTTGCTGCATTTCCACGTATTTCCTAATATGCTATAAAAACTTTGATGCGAAAGCACCCACAACGCCCACGCCCGGCGCACCTCGTCGGAGTCGTCGGGATGGAAGTAGATGTGCTTAGCTTCTTTTTGCTGCTTCTCGCTGTGAAGCGTTGCATCGACGAGTGCTTTTAGCTCAGAGAAGCGGGTTTTAACAACATTGTAAAAGTTGACGACTTCGCCGTTCTTATCATTTATCAGCTCCACTTTCGCGGGTTCTTTGGCAAAAAACACGGCACCGCCTCCCATAAACGGCTCGACATAGATTTGATGTTGCGGAATCATGGGCAGGATGATGCTTAACATTCGTTGCTTCCCGCCGTAGTAGGTTACCGGGGTCTTCATTGCCGGCTTTATTTGAATTACATTCTTTTTCATCTTGAATACTATTTAAAATGTTTATAAAAATTCTATCTTTGCAGTCTCTCAGGTAAAAAAAAATAAGGTGCCACAACACCGCAAGGGCTTGCGCCCCTGTCGTGGTGTTGTGGCACCTTTGTCGTAGAGAGACGCCTGAGAAACACTCTCTACGAAGGCAGGGGCTTTTTCTCACCCTCTGCCTCGAAAATACTACGAATAAGATATATATACAGAGAAGTACTCGTACGCGGTTTTCCTGTTAGCGATCGCCTCTTCAGGACTCGGATTTAAACCGCTCTTAGACGGCTTGAATCGAATTTTAAAGTTCACCAAATCAACAAACATAAAAGCTGTTTTATATCCAGACAAGGTTCCAGACCGTAATACCTGACCTTCTTTTTCTCCTTCAGCGTATAAAATGTCAAAATCCGCCTCTCCGTCTAATCCGGGCGCAAAGATTTCAACCAAGCCTCCCGTCAAGCTTACGGTTATTTCATTTGCGCTTCCTGCTGAAAGACTCTCTACTGTTTGCGCTTCGACGGGTAGAACACCATACGGCACCTCGAATTCGATGCGCAGGTTTACAGCCGCAGGAACAGGAATCGCCAGCTCTTCGCTATTTACAGATGAAAGAGGGAGGTGTTCATGGATAACAACAGAGGTGTCTGCGTTTGTAATTTTTATAAAAACTTGCTCCATGGTAGCATCGTTGATCCCCCCCGTCCAAGGTTTGAAATATACCCACGCCGCCTTTTGCTTCAAGGCAACAAAAACGAGATCGTCAGACGTCTGCAACGTTTTAACACCTTCCGTGTAACCTGCTGACGCTTCGGGCGTAAATATTGCTTCTGCATGACGAGGGAGATAAATCATCGCTGGAGCCTCCCCACATTCGACGCGATCGGTAATGCTTCCACATTCTACGACAACAGGAATAGCCGCGTCGTCTGGTTCGGTTCGTCTCGGTCGCACAGTACGGGCAACTGTGCACAGAACGAGCGTCGTGTCGTATGCAATGTTTATAGTGTCTTCCGCGTTAGCTTGCGCTACGAATTCGTGCGTTTTCGGCGCCGCGAATCGCGAGACCACGGGCGGAATGATGCGAACAGTCTTTCCGGGCTTCACATTTACCGTGATGGGGTTGCCTTGATAGGCGATGTTTGTAACCTCCTCTTCAACCTGAATCTGCACATTTTCTCCAAGCAGGAAACGACGTGCGGCGGGCCAATTCGGGACCAAATCAATCGTGATTCGATGCTTTCCTTGATTCCACTTCAATGCGTTCAGGAAGTCTTCCACCGTGCCCTCATTCCCGGCTTCAAGCCAAATTTCGTAGGCAGATTTCCCGTTCATTCCGAGCGTTTGTTCAAGCTGTACATTTACCTCAAATTCTTTACCTTTCATTTCTTTTAAAATTTAATCTACAACAACAATATTCGTTTTTATCTCATTCGACGAGATGTCATAAAACCTGTCCGGGAAAGCGGGATCGTGTACACGCGTTCGAAAACGGACATACAGCGCCCCTTCGGCGAAGTTTGGCGCATCGAGGGCAATAATAATTTGATTGCCATCAAAGCTCATACCCGGCGGGAGCGGTTCTTCGGCTTTTCGCTCTACCCTTACACGCCGCGCTTTCGACGTGTAAAAATCAAAGCGCAGATCACACTTTTTCGGATCGACCGGGCGGCCGTCCGAATCGGAGATGCTGATGCGAAACTTCGCATCAGATCGTTTTTGTAACAATTCCATATTCATAACTAACAAAAAAATGCGTCTATCACTTTTTAATCATTTTCTAAAGGCTGTTTAACCTGCCTTTCAATCGCGCTGACAAGACGGAATGCGACCTGATTCGTACGCAACGACTGCATCAGCATTTCATACTCGCGCTCGGTCAACTCGACCGGGCCTTTGCTTTTGTAGATACGCCGCGCAAGTTCATCCTCCGCGATTGTCGTCGCAGTCGCAAATACAATATTCCCAACATCTTCGCGCAAATCGAGGTTGTCAAACTGATCAATGCGCGTTTCTAATTCTAACTTTGAAAAATCAACTTTCATATCTCTTATATCAAATCTTATAAAATGCTATTTTACCGAATATTACCAATCACGAACGTTCCGGAACGTCTATCCCATAACACTTCGTAAAATTCCGGATCGTTTATATCAGAATTACTCCATTTGGGCAACCTTACGGCTTGATTTCGATGCGGCATGTGGCTTGCTGTAATACATATTCGTCGATACCAGCTCGCATCTCCGAGATTCTGTGCGGTTACACAAAAACCCCGAAGGCTTCCGGACGCAGAATAAAAACAGTTAAAAAATTCGGCTGGAACCCCGTCATCTTCGCGACTGACACGGAGTGTAAGCAGCGCATTCTGAGTAACCGGCGAGCTGTAATGCGTCATCATCGCCGAGCGATTATTATTACTGTCTGAAAGGTGAATAAATCCCCACGGTGAGAGTTGAAGACCCGTCCACGCGCCGTTCACCTTGTGTCCGGACGTATTCGTAAGGCTTTCTTCTCGTATCATAAAACCTCCGATTTGCCCTTCTTTAGCCACGATCGTACCGTTTTCATACACTCGAAACGGCGCGTTATCCCTGCCTGCATAGCCTGACCCGGCCCAGAACCGCGGCTTATTATCTGCAGAACCGTCCATGCCGACATTGCGGTTCTGGCTTAGGATGTAGTTCTTATTAAACAGCCACCCCGCTATATTTGCTTCTTCTGCGATAAGCAGCTTGGTCGCAACGTTTTCGAACGAGTTTAATAATTCCCATTTGTTAGGATTCGACGGATGCACGCCGCTGAACACGCCCGCGTTTGGCTTCGCTCTGTAGTATCGATTATTATACATAACGACATCGACAAAGAACGACGAGCCGTTATAGGTTTTGTTACTATCCCACGTGCCGCGCATGCTCGGCATCGGGCCGGGTGTTCCATTCGTGCCCGGCAATCCGGCGTCGCCCGTGATACGCACAGGATAAGACCAGCTTGTAACCACCTCGCCCGCAGCATTGAACGTCGCCTGCGACATCCACAGCGGATTCGTGCCAGCAAACGGGTCGAATTGCCACCCAAATGGCGGATTCCCTTGCGGATATCCGGGCTGGGATGCGGAGCGACGATAAACACTGCGAACGACATCCCCTTTTTTGCCCGGATCGCCGGGACTCCCATCGGCCACCCTCGTAGCAACGAAAGACAGCTGATAAGAGACAAGCCCCTCGCAATTTACAGTTACAACGACGGTTCCGGTGCTCGTACTTGAGAACGACGTAAAGCGCACGGATGCACCAGCCTGCGCGACTGTGCAACCCGACACGGATTTGACAGAAAGGGTAAATTTACCCTCTCCGGACACGGTCGAAAACGCGAGCGGCTGCCCGCCCTTCGAGGCAAAAGCGGTGAAGGTGATTTGATTTACACCTCCATTTGCGGAATTGTACGCCTGCGAATAGCGATCGAGGCCGACGGTATAGGCGTCTTTTCCCTTCAATGATTCTTTGAGTCCGGGCGTTTGTAAAATATTCTTGCCGAAATACACGTTGTCGAGATAGATCGACTTTCTCCCGAGATTTTCGCCATCGATAACCAGCCCCGAAAGGTCTCCCATCTGCACGCCAATGTGCTGGGGTTTAATCTCCCACGTGTCGACGTCGCACAGATAACGTACATAATTACGCGTATGGTATGCGGACGATTGTCGTGCTTTGTCGGTTGCATTACCGTACACGGCGAATTTCATCGCCTTGCACGGATGTACCGTCGTACCCGGTTTAAGATTGTACTTAAACCGCTTATTATCGAGAATTTGCACGGGCATAAAATACGACGTCGAGAACCCGGGCAGCTTATCAAAGCCGCAAGCGTCGACGCCTGCCGTCGTCTCGTTTCCGGTCAGGTTGTGAAATAGCCCGCGGCAGAAATCGTTTACATGCAATCCGGAGCGCTCGCCTTCTTCGAGCTTGAGCGTCACGATCCTGTTTGCCGTGTCGACATCTTCGATAAGTCCGAACGCGATCGAGTTCCACAACTCGCCGCTAACCACGTCGATACGATTAAAACGCAGCTCCGGCACTTCGAGAAAATCCCGCAGCCGCATCCCTCCGAACCAGCAGTTCCCATTTTCGTCAATTCGGCCGCCACTGCCCAAAAAACCCTCGACAAAATGTCCGAAATCAGCCCCCTGTAGAAACGTTATTTTAAAATTCGTCTCATCGGGCTTGTCTTTGCGCAGATAACGATCGTCGAACGTGCCCGCGATTTCTTCTGTCTCGACTTTAACGATATGACCTTGCTTGTCTAAGTGCAGACATTTAACAAAATATCCTTTTTCGTTGAGCGTCTGCGAATCTTTATTCTCTTCTTTTGCTTCTTCGTGCGATATTTTTATAACGCTTTTATTCGCGTCGATTTGTATGCGATCGCCTGCCACAAACGAGTTCGCAGACGCGCCCGGAGCCGATCCGGAACCCGTCGAGCCCGATCCGCTGCCACTGCCCCCGATTTCGCGGGCCTGGCCGCCCGCTTTGTCAGTACCGGCTTCGATACGCAAACGCGCCGGCTTTGTTAATATGCGATATGAATAATTGCTCATGCTTAATCCTCCTCCTCAAAAGGTACTCCCGTGAAATTATCCTGCGCGATCTCCACCATCGCGAGGTTGCTTTCGTCTTTGATTAAATCCTGTATCTCGGACACAATCATAAATTTACCCGCTTCGTGCTCGTCGGTCATCGGACTTAGCTCGCTGACGATATCGGCCGTTCCGGACAGCTTCTTTTTGCGGCCGTAATACTGCGAATAAACCGTGCCGAGCAAGAGGCGTTCAACCTTATCCGTCACGCCCGCACGCGTGAAATTTGAGATAACCTCCCGCGACGACAGAAAGAATTGCCCCCGTGCCGTCGGGTGCGCGCCGTCGGGCATTGTGCCGCAGACGGTGTCGATTTCCATGCCCTCCTTTGCAGCCTTATCGACCCATGCCCGCACGACGATATCGCCTTCGCTCAGTTCCTGCCCGTATGCGCCGACGAGGTTCATACTCACGTTTTTAATTAAGAACCAATGAATTTTTTGATGATCGAACGTTTGTTCGAACCCGTAATCCTTCATTTTCAGCGCGCCGCCCACCTGCACCTCCAGCCATCCCGAGACGGGCGGCATGGGGATATACTCCCCTTCGAACATTTTATCGAAGATGGAAGGCAACTCCCAACGATAGTAGCCGATAATGGGCTGATTCGTTTTCCAACCGCCCCAGCCTGTTTTTTTCTTGCGCCCATCAACGTCTTTTTCGTAATACGCCGCATGTGCCGACTCCCAGTTGCCCTCGCCCGGTTCCCACCGACGCCCTGTCTCATACGTATTGACATTCAGCCACGTATTTAAAACTTCGGAGTTATCGTAGTGAAACAGCGCCTGTCCGTTTTCGTCGCGCAGAATTAATCGAAATGGGATATACGAGTAATTGCATTGATGATTAAACTCTTTCCACCAGCCTCGCTCGTTGTCGTCGCCCGCGTCCTCGAAGGGGTTATAGCGAACATCGACGAGCGCCTCGATCTTGAGATTAATCAAGTAATCTTTTTCTTTGTCGTAATCGTAGAAAACGAAAGGTTTTTCTTTCATTTCAACCCACGCCCCGACGTTAGTGTTAGATACATGCCCGCATTGGGGCACATAATCCTGATGGCCGCGGCGGGTATGAAAAACAAACGCGACGCCCGACTCGGAATCGCCGGACAGCTGCGGTTTGATTTTAAAATACTTCGTGAGATTAAGCACGTCGTAGATGCGGAACTTACTCTTCGCGAAATTGTGCGGTTTAAGCAGCATATCGAATCCGGGAAAGTTGTTATCCGAATAATCGACGTTGACGCGGTGCGACGTGCATTCCGAATCTTTGATCCACGCAGGGTCGTTCTCGGCCTCAATGAGTTTGTTCTTCATGTACGGCGAGAACGTTAGTTCACAGTTATTAAATGTCTGATCGACGCCGAGAGTGGAGTCGTCGAGGCACCAGCGCACAGGCTTCGTTTGCAGGGAGTGGAGCGCGTGAATATCATACACATGCGCCTTACCGTCCTTTTGCTGCATGCGCAGCGCGAAGGGACGCAGCATCTCGTCTAAGATTTCGCGCAAGGTCATGGGCTCGTTGTCTTCGTCGAAGAAGTTCTCGTCTATCAGGCACGTGTTTGCGAGCAGCAACGCGCCTTTATCCGTTGTCGTCGAGATATATTCCTGTACGCCTTCAAGCTCGATACCGCTTTTTTCGATACACAAATCGATAAGCGACTGCAGCGACCAAAAGCGCCGCGTCGTTTTCTCGAATTTAATCCGGTCGAGGATGGCGAAATCGCTAAATGTAAGCGTCACATCGTAGCCGTCTTGCTGCGCAAACGGCTCTTCGTAGATTTCCGGATCGAGCGTTCCGCTCCAATACTTTTTATTTTCGCGATAGACGTCTAAGCGGATGCTGCCCGCGACGGTGGTATAGAGATCGACGAAGCGACGATCGCTATCGGAGATAACGGTCAGCGTCGCGGCAGACGACATGACAGGTTCGATTTTATTCACCTCGCTCCACTCGATTGTGAGCGGCGTGTCGTAAGGGAAGGACAGTTCTCCTACGTTGCCGGAGTAGCCCTCTTGCCAAATTTCGACCCGATAGCGCACTCCCGCTACGCTAATAAATTCGCCCTCATATCTTTTTCCTTTTGCCATCGTAACTCGTATTTCGTAATTCGTAATCGATTATCTCGTTCTTCTGTTTACTTGCGAACGTTTATTTAATACCCCCTCCAAATCGCGTCCGGAGATGCGGAAAACCACCTGCCCGACACCTCCGGAGGGTTCGATGAGATCGCGCAGCTTCGAAAGCGGCGCGACGACTTCGGGGTTCGTCGAAGCGTTTGCATACTCTCCGAACATACCGATTGTTTTGCCGTACGCGATACCCCCTTCTGCGTAACGCGGAATCGACGCAATCGCCGCAAGAACCGACGCCACGGCCGCAATCGCGAGAATGGGGCCGACGAACGGAATCGAAGAAACGGCCGAAGCCGCACCCGTTCCGGCGGAATACATGTTCGCGTTGCCTCGTTCTTCTTCGGCCATTGTCAACGCCGCGATTTTTGGGATCGCTGCAGAGATAGCTTGCAAGAGGCTTTGTCCCCACTCAAGCCAAGCTCCCGCCGCCTCGCCAACGACGCGGCTTAGACGCCCCATCACGTCAGCGACCCCTTCAATACCCTCGGCTGCTCCCTTAAAATAAGCCTCCTTGGGGATTATTTTTTTAAAGCGATCTTTGAGCTCTTTCGCCGAGCGCTTTAGTGTATTTTTGTCGAAACGTACAGGCAAATTGACGGGCCCTGTTTTCCCCGCGAATTTGTTTTTTGCAGGCAGCGGAGAGGCCTTTAAAGGCTCTTTACCCACGTCGCTGGCAACCATATTAATGTACAATTCTTTCAGTTTTAACTGCTTTTGCAGCAAGTTTATCTGCCGTTGCAGTTCAATCGCGTGCTCTGTGTCAGCCGCCCGCTGCTGCTTCTGCAGCTCAGAGATTTTTTGCTGAAAATAACCGATCGTGTCGGGGTTAAAGACTTCTTCTTCCTGTTTTTTCTTGTCTTTGCCATCGCCGCCTCCGGAAAAGCCCCCACCGAACAGGTTTTCTTTTTCTTTTGCAGCTTCCTTCGTTTTTTGTATAAGCTGATTCGTTAGATCGAGGGCTTCTTCGTATGCGTCCATCGCGCCACCGCCGATCTGAATATCGAAGACTTTCCCAAGCCATTCGGCCACCTTTCGAACCCCAGCTACAATCTTATCAAAGACTTTCAAGACATTCTCTTTGATAAGATTATGAAATTTCATAATGCCGCCCGCAAGCTTCGTGTTCGAAAACCATTTCGCGAACTCTTTCAGCCATGCAACCACATCCTTAAAGCTCTTGATAAGCCACTCGATTGCCTTGCCGAGGATTTTCCACAACACCTCGGCGAGCACCTTCACGGCTGCCCACGCCTCGTCGACGACGCGCCGGAAACTTTCGGAATGGTTATAAGCGTAAATCAAACCCGCCACGATAGCCGCCAGCGCGGTGATAAGCAGCCCGATGGGGTTTGCTTCGAGGGCCGCGTTGAGCAACCATTGCGCTGCCGTCCACACTTTTGTCGCAACCCCGACCGTTTGGATGGCTTTCGTAAGCTGGATCAATCCGCTCGCGGCGACACCCAGCTCGGCCGCTTGCGTGATAACAGCCTGAAAGGGCATAAGCATCTGTCCGATTTGCTCTTTCATATCGCCGATGGTGTTGTTTAATTGCACCATCCGCCCGGCATCGGTCTTGGCTAATTCGGCATTCACGTTACCCACACTCTGCCGCACCACTTCGGCGAGTGTGGCTGCCTTCTGCTCCTCCGTGCCGAATTTCAAGATTTTTTCTTGTACTTCATCGAAGGTATACCCGTAGCGGCTTAACGCAGACACCTGACCAGCAAACACTTTACCCATCATCGTGGCGATATTTACGGCCGATTCCTGCGTAGCGTTAAAGCCGTACTGCTGGGCGATAATGTCGTTCATTACAGGGATCAGCTCGGCGAGCGACTCTTTTTTCGACATATACGTCGCAAGCTCTTGCGCCCCGGCGAGCTGCACCTCGTCACCAATGACGCCTAATTCCTGCTGTGCGGCGCACAGCTCTTTGATTGCCTGCACCTCCTCGTCGGTCGCGTTCATGGTGTTGCGCATCACGGTTTGCAGCTTGTTTTCTACTTCCACCTGCGAAGCGTAGAAACCCGTGAGCGTGTTCATTGTGCTTGAAACCTGCGTGATAGCGTCGGAAATATGCTGTATCGAAGAAACAAACTGATTGAAATTCAAGAATCTTGTATTTAAATCTTCAACTTGTTTGCTTACGACTTCTACGGTCGCGCCGAGCCCTTCGAGCTGCTTTTTCAGCTTGCCCGTCGCATCTCCACTGACATTTTTCAGCTTAATCTGATATATGACCGTTTTTCCCGACATTTTTCTTGTTTATTTCAAGCGTTTAAATTATCTTTGAAGCGTTTTTAAAAATTGAACAAATGGCACTGCTTGTTATGATTACTGCTGCGGCGATTGTTGCCGTTGTCTTCGGAGGCTTATACGCCGCGATGCGGAGAGAGGAAAAGGGCGAAAGAGACTAATCTTCTTTCCATTTTTCCGTTAGCTCATCCATGAGCCTGCGACGCTCCTCGAGCGTCATTTTTTCGTCTTCTTCCTTCCGAATCGGCTTGCCGTCCCAGTCGAATTTCAGCAAGTCTGTCGGCCTGCGGATGCGTTTTGAATGCGGCGCCACGGCCGAAAAAGCAATCATCCGCGCTTGTTCCCATCCATTCCGTTGTCTCGCTTCTTCCTGTTCGGCATATTGCTTTAGCACCTCGTCCAGCTCATCCGGCGTGAGCGCTTCGAAGTCCGCGAGGCGCAGCCCGACCCTGCCGAGGGCGATCCCCAGCAGGGTTTCGATGCTCACGCTTTTTTTTTGTCCGACTTCGGTGCCGGAACAGCTTCGAACGACGTCTTTTGCCACTCTGCAAAATCGTCCTGATCCATGCTGTCAGCCATATCCATCAGCGACATATCGAAAGGATGATTGAGACGGTTGCACGCGGACGCGACGCAGCACCACAGCAGCGTGATCATGTCCGACACTCCGTCGCTTCTCACTTCCGTCACCTCGCGCCCTGTCTCTTTTTTAAAGCGAATCAGGGCTCCCATCGTCATTTGGCAAGGGTACTCCTTGCCGCCGATTCTGATTTTGTTCATGTTCTTTATTTTCTAAGTGTTAAACATACTTACCTTATCCCCCCGGATGGTCTTTTACTTCTCCGGTCGATTCTAACGAGATACTGTACGACGCATCATCGTCAGCGGGGCGCGTTTGCTCCAAGTTCGTAATCACAAATTTCCCAGCCCGGTACTTCGTCGCGTCTTCGCCGCGGTGCGCATACTTCACGTCGACGGGCTGTGCTTTCTGCCACAAATCGAGGAGCTGAGTGTAGCCACACTCGGCTTCGTTGTAGAAACAAAAACCCTCACCGCTGATCGATTCGCTCAGCTTCGTGACCGACTTCTCCGTCCACTTACCCGTATTTCCGCCTGCCACGCTCGAAGCCGGCTTTACGGCGCGCTCTTTCGACTCGGTGTTGTGCGTAATCGTACACGACGTACAATGCCCGATCGCCTTACCCCCGATAAAAACCAGCAAATTACTGCCGTGAATATATCCTTCTGCCATAATGTAATAATTTGAAAATTAATTCTATATAACTCACTTTAATACTCTGATGATCCCGACGAGGCAAAGCACAATAAAGCATGCCCCGCAGGCCATCAGCCCTTTTTGCCACCATTTCAGAGGCGTGTCCCTGACCTCGATAACGGTTTCTGTTGCTTTGTTTTCGTGAAGTTCGCGGATCAGCTTATCGCGCAGTTGCAGCTCGATGCGCAGACTGTCTTCGCGACAACGAAATGTCAAAAGCGATTCGCTTTCATTTACCTGCGTAAGCGTCAAATCCGGAACAATCCGAGCGCCCGGCAACGAGATCAGCCGGGACAGCGCGACGCGGCCCTGCTGGCATTCGAGGTACGCTCGAATCAGCGCGGAATCAGGAAGAACTGTCACGATCGTGTCGCGGGTAATCTCTAACACCTCGACCTTCGTCGTAACCTCTGTAGTTGCCAGCCTCTTCGCGCTGCAACTCTGCAAGAATAGGGCAATTAACATGATACTTACAAGTATAGCCCTTTTCGACTGCCCGCCTAAATCTTGACAATTCACTGCTGACATGCTTCAACTCCTTTCTGATCGGCTCGGCGATGGATTCCATCACGATGCGGGCTGCCTGCTCCGCATTCTCGAGTTCCGCCTTCTTCGACTCCGCCGCCGCCTTGCGGCGGACGGACCGAAGTGTCACAAGCGACACTATCAGCCCGCCGCCGAGAACGGCATTCAAAACAACACTTAGTATTTCGATCATGAACACTCATTTTTTTGCAACCTTAACAGTTACAGTAATTCCCACCCGGCCTCGATGTCGGGCATATGGCCCGCAACGCCATTCTCCTGATAGCTAATCGCCTCGGCCAGTTTACACATTTCGCGCTTGCTGTCGATATTAACCGCGTACGTTTCAAGCATCCCAGTGCGCTTACAAACCGTGCGGATATACGCCTCAGTGTTGTTTTCCGAAGGCGGCGCCCAGCGCTCAATCATCTGCCGCACAGTCCTACAACTATGCTTCAAGCGATAATTGCGCAGCAGCTTAAGCAATGCGCGATATCCGTACTCGATGGTCTGAAACGTACAGAAAGACTGATCCCGACCCGGACGCACCTCACCCCGCCACGGCTGTTTGCTCAGCCGAATATTCCCGGGGTTGTTGTTGCGCAGCCCGCGCGCGAGGTTACTCTTCGTCTTCATCCTGCGCTCCTTCCGCATCATTGTCCAGCTCGCTTTCGAGAGTTTCGCCCTCGTCTTCGGGCTTGGGCTGCTCTTTCTGCCCGCGCTTAATCGTTACAATCTCAAATCCAATCTGCGCAGCTGCTTCTTTCGCCATCTTCTCACTTGCGTAGTACAGGCCATCGACGATATAAACCGCCTGCATCTCCGGATTTTGATCCAAAATTTTGTTTGCCATCTCGACCTGCTCGGGGGGCGCGGCGGCATTTACTTTTGCTGTCTTTGCTTTCTTAGCCATATCTTTTTCATCTTTTGCGTTTTGAAGAGTCAGGGAGGCAGGCTACGCCTGCTCCCCGGCTCCATGAAAACAGAGATTACACGTATGCGGAATAAATAGCTCCGATTGCTTCCTTCTTCTTCGGCAGGGCAATAAACCGATGCCGATAGTTCACTAACGAACGCTGATAGAGCGGGTCTTTCGCTGCTTCCGAATAGTAGAATTTCGTCGATCCGGTTGCCTTGAACACGCGCTTCGTATAGAATGCTACCGAAGCCTGATAGATCGAGCCGCCGACGGAAGCCGTGCCGAGCGCTTGTTTCGCGCCTGCCTGGTTGTACGTCGGGCAGTCCGTCTCTTCATAAATATCAAAGCTATAGAGATTTGATATCCTTCCGGTCGTATAGTTATAATACTGTCCGGCAAACTTCTGATCATTCTCGAGCAGGTCAGCCACGTGATCCGGGCACAACACGAGACGACGGCCCTTCTGTGGCACTCCCATTTTGTCAAAAGCCTTTTTCATTTCGATAATGTCGTGCCTCGTGAAGCGTTTGCGTCCGGATCCGCTGCCATCTTCGATATCGCCCGTTGTCTTCAGCACAGGCGTCTTAGCCGTGTGCGAATCAGGGGCAAGGGCGTGAACCCCTTTTTTAAACTTCGTTTCCGTAATCGCATCGCCATGTCTTTCCTTGACAGACGCCATTTTATCGTACGAAAGAGCGTACAGCTCATCGTCCGTAATCGGGGTCGCTTTCGTCTGAAACTTCGCTAACTTAAAGACAACATCTGTATCGGTCAGCGCTTGAACGTCGATTGGATAAGACGTATTGTCGATTAGCACATCCGGATCGCCACCCACGTCGACCATGTGAATGACGTCATTCTCCGCAAAACGGGAATAATCCGGAATACCCTCCAGCCACGTCCCTCGCTCATCTTCCTGCAACTTTTTAATCAACTCGCCCGTCCACACTTCCACCAGCACCCCCGCGTTCAGGGACCCGGAACCGCCGCCTGTAAGCGTGCCTAACGCACACGCGCCCATGGCGCCGACAACGGGAGGAGCCCCGACGGCCAACGCCGTAGCGAAGCCCAAAGTGGCGTTAATCAGTAACGCCATAACAACTTTTAAAAATCTTCCCATAATTCGTTTAATTACTATTTAAAACATGAATAATTCTTCTTCTTTGATCAGACCGGACACTCAATTCCGTACTCAGCCTTGTACAGTTCTGCGTACCTCTGCGGGTTGTTTGTCCGCAGCTCCAGAATTTCATTCGCAGGCACTTCCGATAGTTTCTTATACTCTGCTTTTCCTGTAGCGGAGTTTCCACCCTTGAAGTCGACTACATCCGTGATTTTCGTCTCCGCGTGCATCGAATCAAAGACCTTCGCCAGCTCTTCGCTGCCGATTTTTTTACCCATCTCAACGAAGAAATCCTTCTTCTCCGGAGCGATCTTTTTCGCCGTTACAGCTGCCGCAACCAAGTCCGTCACAGCTGCCAACTTCGCCGTGTCAACCTCTCCCTTCAAACGCGTAATTTCCGCGTCTTTCGCAGCAAACACTTCTTTCATCTTTGCAAGCACCGCGTCCACGCTCGCCGTGTCGGGCAATCCGAGCAGCAGCGCCACTTCTTTCTTTAACTCTTCGTTCATAATTTCTTGATTTTCTTTATGATTTAATAATTCAGGAAGCAATGCAGCGTCCGCGCCGCTGGCAAAATTTAACTGTTTTCCACCTCGATAGAGGACAATCGCATCGTCATTCGCACCGACATCGACAAGCGAAACCTCGACGAGTTTCGATTTTGAGATCGTGGGGCGCGTCTGCCCTTGCAGCAAGTGCTTTTTGTCCGAGCTCAGCTCCAAAATATCAATGCCCACGCTTACCATGCGCAAGCTGCCGAACTCGAATTGCTTCTTACAGCGTTTACTGAGCTCCGAAGCTTCGTCGAAGACAAGCTCTGCTGTAATCTCTTCGCCATCGACCACGACATCCTTCACCAATCCGATCACCTCGCCGCGATTGTGCATATACAGCAGCACCGGATTGCGGGCATACTGTTTAAGCTCCATGCCCTCTGTCAAAATACGCGTGCCGTACGCATTTATTCCGCTGTTCGTAAGCCGAACCCTTTTCGTTTTTTCTGCCATTTCGTCTCTTTTACTTCAAAAAACTGCGGCAAATATAGAGGCACCCCGGTACGACATCCAAATAACTATGAATTAGCCGCATACATTTGCGAGAGTGTTGCGCAGATATTTTCATTTCAGGGGGTAAAAGGGGCATCTTTGCAGCACTAAATCAAGAAAATCGGATGAGTAAAAAGGAATTGGAGAATAAGCGCGAACTGGCGAGGATGCTGTACATGAACGGTTCAGATGCGACGGAGATTGCCGACAAAGTGGCAGTGTCTCGGCAATCCGTATCGGCATGGATCAGCAAGGGGGGATGGAAGCAGCTACGCGCAGCGCATAACATTACGCGCCCGGAGCTTGTAAACAAATTGCTCCTCGCAATCAACAACTTAATCGAGAATGTGAACGAGAGCGACGATCCGGCCGCCGTCGGCGGGCTGGCAGATAAGCTGTCGAAACTTTCGGTCGTTATCGAGAAATTAGATAAGAAAGCCAACGTCGTGCAAGCGGTGGACGTGTTCATGGCATTCTCAAAATGGGTTGAATATCAGTCGCAATTCGACCACGAAGTATCCCTTCAATTTGTCAAGACGCTGAACAGGCTACAAAACGCTTACTTACTCGAACGAGTAGACAAAAAAGACTAAGATGGCACAGACACGGGAAGAAAAAGAAGCGAGGCGAATATGGGAAGAGCATTGTAAACGTGTGCAGGCTCTTACTGCGCTGTCGGTAACGGCACAGCGCGAAACAAAAATCGAAAAAGAAAAGCGGATTAAGAAGCTGCTTGCCGATTACCCACGTTTCTGCGAATACTACTTCCCGCATTATATGCGCAAAGTAGACCCCGAAACAGGCGAAGACAAGGGCTTGGTAGGCAATGCTAAATTTCACAACGAGGCGCATCGCGACATCTTAAAAAACAAAACGTTGAAGGCCGTATTTATGTGGCCGCGCGGTCATGCGAAATCTACCCACCTCGGCATATTTATTCCGGTCAACCTCATGATGCGCGAGGTGCAGGAAATCCGCTGCGGGATCGTCGTAAATAAATCCGAAGACGGCGCGAAGACCTTACTCGGCGACTTGCAAGCGGAGCTCGAATACAACCAACGCCTGATTGCCGATTTCGGGACGCAAAAGAACGCAGGCGATTGGCAGAGAGGCGAGTTCTCGACGACGCGGGGCACGAAGTGGTTTGCCGTCGGTCGCGGGCAGTCTCCGCGTGGATTAAAAAAACAGGCACAACGGCCTGATTATATCGTTATTGACGACCTCGACGACGACGAAATGTCGCGAAATGAAGAGCGCATACGGGAATGCACCAAATGGGTAAAACAGGCGCTTTTCGGGGCGTTGGATGTGGGCCGCGGGCGCTTTTTGATGGTCGGAAACGGCTTCGCAAAGAACATGGTACTGCGAAACATCGCGGCGATCAAGAACGTCAAGCTCTCGGTTGTTTACGCGGTCGACAAAAACGGCAATCCCACATGGGCAGAGAAATGGACGAAGGAAGAGGCGGAAGCTTATGCCGATTTTGTGGGCTACTCGGCTTGGCAAAGCGAGATGATGCACAACCCGATCTCCGAAGGGGGCATTTTTAAATGGCAGTGGATTCGCTACAAAAAGATATTACCGCTCCGGAAGTACGACCAAATCATTTGCTACATCGATCCGTCCTTCAAATCCACGACGGCAAACGACTACAAAGCCGCGCGCGTATGGGGTAAGATAGGGCGGGAACTACATCTCATCGCCTGTTATGTGCGGCAAGATACAGTCAGCGGGATGGTGCGCTGGCTCTACAATTTCGACGAGTCGCTACCGGAGGACGTGGCTGTAAGCTACTACATGGAAGCCAACTTTATGCAGGATACGATCCTCGACGAGTTCGAGGCCGAGGGCGACATCCGGGGGTATCAGCTTCCGGTTATGCCGGATAAGCGTAAGAAGCCCGATAAAATACAGCGTATCGAGGCGGTCTCGCCGCTGTGGGAGCGTGGATACGTCTTCTACAACGAAGCGCTGCGAAACGACACGGATATGGAAACCGGAATAGATCAGACGCTTTCCCTTGCCCGCGGCAGCCGGGCGCACGACGACGCTCCGGACGCGGACGAAGGAGCGATTTACAAGCTGCAAAAAGGCTCGCGCGAAGAGCGATTCGAGCCCGTATTCGGAGACCGACCCGCCCCGAAGGGGAGTTGGTAGTGAAGAGTGAAAAGTGAAAAGTGAAGAGTGAAAAGTGGCGGTTAGCGGATGAAAACTAAAGAGCATTTAAAAAACAAGAGATATGAAACAGATACGAAAAATCATCTATGGGATTCGGTTTAATTACGCGGTGAATAAAGCAAACAAGCTCGCGAAGCGATACAGACGCAAGTATGTGGTTATTAACAGGCGAGGCAAACTCGTGGTGATCGCGAAAAAGCGGCTTACCGAGCTGGTGCGACAAAAATATTTCCGCCCCGGCGTGACGGCGGGCGATATCGAGCGCAAGGCGCTTCATGTGGCACTTCCTAAATCGAAATAACATGTTCTTAGACAGTCTCGATTATAAGGTAACCATCGGCGAGCGGGCGTTCGACCTGATCCAACAAAGCGAAGAAGCTAACAGGCTCAAGGCCGAGGAGATGGCGATGGAAGAAATGGCGGGATACCTGCGCCCGAAATACAACATCCATAAAATCTTCGCAAAGAGAGGCGAGGAGCGAAATATGCACCTCGTCATGACCTTATGCGACATGGCGCTGTACCACCTCGTGTCGTGGCTGCCGAGTAAGATGGGCTATGAAATACGGGAAATCAGATACAAGCGCGCAATCGAGTGGTTAGAGGGCGTGCAGAAGGGAAAGATCGTGCCCGATCTCGATCTCGCGGTCGACGAAGACGGCGAAACAGGAGCTTCCGAAATCCGATACGGAGGCGAAAAGAGAAATAATTATATGTGGTAATAAAGCAATTACAATATGGGACTTTTGGATTTATTTGGGAAAAAGAGCGATATCACGGTTGTGCAGACGCCGCACGGACGCTTCGATCTCGCGAAAGAAAGTGACGTAAAGAAACTGCGTACGATCGCCATTAGCGTGCAGCGGCAAACCGAGTCGCTCACGCGACAGGAAATTAACAATTGGCGCATGGGCTGGCAGCAGGCGCTTGATGTGGAAAATCCCACGCGCGTGCGGCTTTATGACGTTTATCGCGATACGGCCATCGACGGGCACCTGTCGGGCGCGATCGGGCAGATTAACGGCTTTGTCAAGGCTCGCAGCTTCAAGATTATGAAAGGCGAGAAAGAGGACGAGGAGCTGAAGAAAATTTTCGACAGCATCTGGTTTAAAACCCTGATGGGATTTTATTTCGAAGCACGGTACTGGGGACACTCGCTCGTGCAGCTCGGCGACGTGATTACGACAGCCGAGGGCGTGCCGGCCTACGATAATGTACTGTTAATCCCGCGTAAACACGTCGTTTCCGAGTACGGGCGTGTGGTTGGTGAGCTCGGCGACGACTGGCGCAAAGGCATCAACTACCGAGACCCGAAATTTTCGAAGTGGTTAATCGAAATCGGCGGCACGCATGATCTTGGCTTGTATCTTAAAGCCTCTCCGCACACGATCCCGAAGAAGAATATGTTAGCGTACTGGGACACGTTCGGCGAAGTGTTCAGCATGCCGATGCGGATTGCGAAAACCACGTCCCGCGACCCGGCCGCCCGCCGCAAAATAGAACAGATGATGCAGAATATGGGCGCGAAATTCTGGGGTATCTTTCCGGAGGGGACAGAAATCGATTTGAAGGAGAACCAGCGCACAGACGCCTTCAATATCTACGACAAACGCATCGAGCGTGCCAATTCGGAGCTGTCGAAGATCATGTTATATCAGACGATGACGATCGACAACGGAAGCAGTTTGTCGCAGTCGGAAGTACATCTAAAAGTGCTGAAGAACCTGATCGAAGACATTGCAGACGGGCTGCGGGATATGGTCAATGTACAGCTTATCCCGCGCATGATTGCACATGGGTTTCCCTTAAAAGGATGCACATTCGAGTGGGATTACGCGGAAGATTACTCGGCTGATCAAATGACCGCGATCGAGACGATGCTGCTGAATAATTTCGAGGTGGAAGGAAATTACTTCGAGGAGAAATACGGCATAAAAATCCTCGGCAGACGCACTCCGGCGCCTGCTCCGGTTCCGCCCTCCGGAGGCGATGAAGAAAAGGACGAGGAGAAAATGTATAAGATGCTGCGCGGTTTTTTCGCGCAAGCCCCCACGACAGGGGGCGATCCGCTTCTTTTCGACTTTTAGTCGATAAACAGTATTACGACACCGCGCACGCGTGCCCGCAATGCGCAGCCGCGAAGAAAGGCGAAGCAAGGCTTCCGGTCGACATGGACAGGTATGTTAAAAAAGCGATTCGCAGCCTGTATCGCAAGCATGTAGACCCGAAACGCGAGGCCGATCCGGCGCTCTTCGATGGTATCTTGCAAAATTTCAATAAGGCTGTGGATGTGTCTGTTAACAGCAAAAAGCACGGAGGATTCGCGCACGAGCTGCGCACAAACAACGAAGTGTATTCCGCCTTTCGATCGCATCGCATGGGGCGCGATATGGCGGCAAAGATGCTCGACGAAGACGGGAAATTGAAGTCGTTTACGAAGTTTCGCGAGGATGTAAAACCCATCGCCGACCATCACGTAAAACAGTGGCTTGAAACCGAATATAATACAGCTGTTCGGCGGGCACATTTGGCGGAGAAGTGGAAGACGTACGAAGACGATCTCGACATTTTTCCCAATCTGCGATGGATCGAATCATGGGCAGTGCAAAAAGACAAAGAACATTTTGATTTTCGGAACACCATCGCGCCCGTCAATGACCCGTTCTGGGATGCCCACCGTCCCGGCGACCGCTGGGGGTGTAAATGCGGGCTGGAGCAGACGGACGAAGAGACGAATATACCCGTGAGTGCTGGCGGGAAGGGCGGAGATCCGTCGCCGGGGCTGGAAGAAAACCCTGCAAAAACGAAGCGCCTGTTTTCCGACAAAGGGCCGTTTTTCCCTTCGTCCTGCGCGTCGTGCCCGTTCGCGAGCATGTTGCAAGCTGCGAAGGAAACAGACCTTACGGCAGCGAGAAAAAAGGACTGTTATAATTGTCCTGCAGCGAAACAAGTGATAGAGAAAGCAAAGCGTCCGGAGACGTGGAACACGATCGAAACGAAAGCGGGGCGCGTGCGTGTAAGCTCATTGCACGGAAAGAACGAAATGCAAGAGAATGTTGAAATTGCGTCGCACCTCGCAAACAAACATAAGCACGAAATCGATCTGCTTGCGAAGAGCGATGAAAACAAAAATGCGGACGCATACAATCACACATTGCAATGCAAACAAGAATTTAAACGAAATGTTGCAGGCACGGCAAATTCGATCGACACCGCAATCCGCTACGGCAAAGACCAAGCAGACGATATTGTTCTTGATATTCGCTCTGACATCCCGGAAGGAGCTCTTTCAAACGCAATAAAAAAACGGGTTAAACGATCCTCTAACGTAAAATCGATATGGATTATAAAGGGAGAGTTTGACAGGCTATATACGCGGGAAGAGATTCTTTCAGAAGACTTTAAAATACAATGGGACTAATCTTGCGATCAGCCCCAAGGGGGGCCGGGGGGAATCTTATTCACACCCCCAGCCACCACAAAGATACAAAAGTTTTTTATAACACAAAGCAAAACGCGAAAAAAAATGACAGAAAAAGAATTTTTACGACGCATGAACATCGTAATGAAAAATATTGAAAAGATGCAGGCAAGAGCTTGGCCCATAAAAGCAGAAACATTTGCTCTAAATATGTTTAACGAAAACTTCCGAAAAGGCGGGTTTCTCGACAAAAACAGGACGAAGTGGGTACGCACAAAGAGACAGGATCGGAAGCCGCCCACGACCGCATCGAAATACTTACCCCTGAAGAGCAAGCGGCAGCATTTAATGTCATCGAACAAAAGCGAAGTGCGGAACGGCGAGGTTACAATCTGGAATGATACGCCTTACGCCGCTATCCACAACGAAGGCGGACGAGCCGGCCGGGGACTGCGATCCGTGATCCCGAAGCGGCAGTTCATCGGCGACTCGGAAACTCTCGACAAGAAAATCGAGGGCATGATTTTAAAAGACATCGAAAAGCTGTTTAAAAAGGCTTAAAGAAGAAAAGCCCCGACCAATCGGTCGGGGCTTTCATCTATGGCAAATCTTCATCGACCGGACATGTACCGGTAACAGCCGGAAGGCTTTGGGCATCCTTATAACGCGGCATAAGATCGCCAATCAGTCCGCATACGGCAGACATTCCGCCTATCAGAACATTATCCTCATTGACACACGACATCAACCACATTAACTCATCGTGCAGCCGTATCCAATCCTCGTATGGGGCGTTTCCCGTTTTAATATGTATGGAAAAACCATCTTTATAAAACACAACCATATACGCCTCCTTTCTTCCTACCGTCAATCGGCTGTATAGTCATTCCGTGTCGGCTGTTCAGGTACTGAATCAACAAATTCGGCGAACGCTGATCAAGCATATCGAAGAAATCCTCACAGTCCACAAATATAAGGAAATGTGTATCGCTCAGCACATCACAACGCTTCACATTTTTCAGTTCGAGCATCATTGCGCACCTCCTTCCGTCAGCTCCCGAACGAGTTCGAGGCGCAACTTTTCGTCCTTAATCTGATGCGCCAGTGTAAGCAGGTGAATCATGCGGTTTGGCGTAAGCCGGTTGGCGCGTGTTTCGCGCCCCGGAACCGGCATGGCAGCAATATGCGCCGGCACAGGAACAGTCCCAACACAGCGACGCCCTTCAACCCGCAGAACCAGTTTTTTCACACAAATGCGGAACAACTTTACCCAAGGGCTTTTGATAAAGAAATCCTCGCCATCCATAAAGACCTGCAGATGCGTATCGCTCAGAGCAACGTAACGCTTCACATTTTTCAATTCAAGCATCATCGCGCACCCCCTTTCTCCGACAAACCAAAATCCAGAGACAACTGCGCCTGCCGATAACTGTAATAACTCGCTAACAGATCAGCGTACTGTGGAGTGATAAAATTGCGTCCGAAGAGTTTTACAAAGTGATGCGGGAACTTCGCCCGCCGCCATTGTGTACCGCCGCGTGCGCTGCCTCCCAAGGCTCGTACAATATCTGCGTAAGGATAAAGTGGCATGCCGTCGTGTATAACAGCCGAAACGCCATATTTTAGCGGGGCGTGAGCCACAGCAGCCTGTCTCGTGAGCACATTAAACACCAACTCGTCTACAGCAATCGCAAAATCCGGATCAAGCCATTGGGCAAAACGCATCGCAATACGGTAATCCGTAGCCCACGTTCCTGCAAGATGGGGCACCCCTCCCTTTCTAACTTCCAATAAATCAGCCAAAGGGATTTTTCTCCCTTTGGTCAAAGCCTCCAAATAGCGTTGCGCTTCATCGGTTTTGCGCCAATCTTTGGGCACTTTTCCGAACGGCTTGGCCATCATGGTCAGGTTAAAACTGATATTGCCGTTTCTCTCTTCTACGGCAAAGCGACGATCGTTGATCATCACTACACGTAGCTCGTTTACCGCCATCATCATTGCGCACCTCCTTCCATCGGTAAAACCAACTGGTTAGCATTTCTCAGCTTGCGGCTTCCTGAAAGGATCAGTTTCAACCCAAGTTCGTTGGTAAACCACGCCGGATGCGTGTTTCCGTAAAGCCAGATTTTAACGGCAAGCGTTTGCTTGGCATTCAACTTCTTTACTACTTGATAGCTGCCTGTGCTGGCGTGTATGGCCTTATTAATGTCATTTACCGATGCCCAAACCGTGCCGTCGATGGTGATGCTTCGGACATTGAAGCCATTTACAGGATATTCGTCGTAAGGCATATCGCGGGCATCGATAAAATCGCTGTCAGCCGAACGCTGGATGCCGTAAAAACCCCGACGGCGCAACGATGGAAGCACTTCTTCCATTACCCACCGTTCAAACGCCTGTGCGCTTGGCAACGTGCTTTTCATTATCAGCCGATATACATCGCTTTCGGGGATAACGGACACCTCGAGCTGCTTTTGGGGGTTCTGCGGATGGGGTACGTCGCATTTTACGACGTACCTACAATGTTGTCTAAGGGCATCACGAGTATTACTGTATCCCAGTGCATTCGCGACGTCTACACCTACAAAATGCGGTATTTCACCGATAAACACATTTCTGATTTCCTTTTTACTTTCCGAGAACTGGAAAGTAATCACTTCGGTTTGCTCGTTTACCGCCTGAGCTGGGCTTTCTTTTTTGTTCATAATCACTAATATTTATAGCATGTGGAACAGAAAACGGCGCTCCACTTCCCGCTGCTAAAGTCTATTAGTGTAGGCTTGCATACGCCATTACAACGTATGCACGGGGTTGGTGCGCCGCATATTGCAAGCATGTTGCCGGACATAAAAAATGCCCTCAACGCAATGTTTGGGCAGTCTAACTGCCTACACTTAATAAACTTTAGCGTTGCAAACATACAAACAATTTTTCTAATTCCAATCACGCAAGTTGTTTTTTATAAAAAACGGTTGAGCTGGAAGCTGCCATCTCGCAGAGCCGTTTATGCAACTTAATACAAGTTCGTTCGTCAGACACGGGAGCGACCCAGTAAGTGTTTAAGCGTAGCGAACGCACCTTGTTTATTTTTCGAGGCAAGGCTCGTCCTCGATAATCTTTTTAAACAAGCTGCCGATTCTCCCGAACAGGCAGCCCAAAAATCAACTAAAACAAACAACTATATAAAAATAACAAATCGATCTCTTTTATCCGACCCTGTCGCTTTTAATATTTTTTCTACAAATACCTCTAACACGATTAATTATACCTCTATTCTTTTCAGCCATTTTTTTAATGGCCTCGTAGTATTCATCGATGGTCTTACATGTTTCACACAATACTACCACCCTGTCATCCCCATCTTCAGATATTTTCCATGTACACTCTTTACATTCTTCTATACTGAAGAAGTTGCTCTTAATCATCAAATCACGCCTTGCACGCTTCATCCTTTTTATTTCGTCTTTATTGGCGAAATATTCTGACATCAGGCTTTTTAAGTCACACTCTTTCATAGTTTGCTGATTTTTTTTAATATTATTCTATTCACATAATCCGTAATAACTCATGCAAGTTATTGCCTCGCCATTATCGAACAGTTGCCCTTAATCATGAAAAACAATCACTCATTCGATATAATATACTTCGTCCATTGCTCCGCCATCGCGCGGGCAAATCCGGGAAAAGTAATGCTACGCTGGTGCCCCTTCCCGGAACCTAACATCGCGGTTCTGGAATACTTCGAGAAACCGCTTTTGTTTTTCTTGCTTCTGCACAGCTCGTATTCGGGTTGAACCATATCCGTCGCATGCAGTACAGGCAATCCCTTCAACCACAAACACGTTGATTTTGAAACCTTATCACCGAAGAAAAACGGGTGCACGATCTGGTCGGGCTTACGCAGATACGTCGAAAGCACCGACACCGGATTTTCAATCGCGATATGTTTGATATCTGCGGAATACAGCTCCCACACGAACATCAGAGCCTCATATCGCTTGCCCCATCGCTCCGGATTACAAGGTATACTCCGATTTCCGGAGACAGCGAGATACGTGCACGGCGGATGCGCAATCATCAAATCCCATCCTTCGTTTAACACCTCCCTAACATCGCACTGATAATGCTGTCCCGGCGTCTCCGTCGGAAGCAGATCGCAGCTCCACGCGTCCCATCCCTGCGCTGCGAAGGCGTCCCGAACTCGCCCTGAAAATTCACATGCTACCAGCATTCTTCTACCGTTTGCGTTCATCTTATAAACATCCCTACCACCGCATTATAATCAAGCCCACACTCGCCAACAACGTCCTTGAAAGCCTCAGGCCCGTAGGGGATTGTATGACCGAGATCAGCAGCCATGACATTAGCAGCTTTCATCGCCTCTATTTCCGCCAATGCAGAAACAGCCTGCGAAACTACAATCGCATGACTTTTTAACGCTTCTTCCAAATATCCAGTATCCATTATTTTATTCTATTCACATAATCCATAGTAACTCATGCAGGTAGTTTCAGTCGAGTCGTCGAACAATTGTCCTGCATCATATTTATTCTTTGCATATCGCACCACATCGTTTACAAGCGGGTATTCTCTGTCGTAAAATCTACTCGGTATCTTGTCTGGGCCGAAGAAGCTGCTACCAATTCTCTTTTCATGTTCGGATACTTCTGCTATCCTGTCTGGAAAACGAGTCGCGATCTGGTGAATTTCCGATAGCCCGCACATAACACAAGGAAAACACCCAACACGCTTCATCCCCATGCGGTAGAGAGGGTTCGGTTCTAAACCATTGTCAAGGATATAATTGACCACCTGCTGTGCAGACCAATTAAAGACAGGTCTAAGCACGTCCGTTGCATGCTTTTCGCAGAACTTTAATATCTCTTTTCTTCTGTAAGTGTGAAATTTAGGCTTGCCGTTTTTGTCTACTTTGTATGGGTTTATATAATACTTGAAGTAGTTGCATTGCGAGTTCATTGCCGCTCTTGACGCGCTTTCTGCGCCTCGAATACCCTGAACGACTATGAAATCATCATTCACTTCGTCGAGGATGTAGTCAATCATCGGAATGCTCTTTAATTCACTTGTACAGAACCGTCGTTGAGACGACGGAAATCTCGTCTTCTTTTCCGCCAAGTCTACCAAGCTGCTATACTTCTTTGACTTCAACCTTACAATGTTAAGGTTTAATCTCTTGTCTATTTCGTCGATATACTTGTACGTCAAATCGCTCTCCCACCCCGTGTCACAAAAAACGATTGTGATTTTTTTCGACATGTTATTTCTTACCCACAAAAGAGCTGCAAGGCTATCTTTCCCTCCTGAAAATGTAACTATTATCTTCATTTTTCCCTTTTCACTCTTCACTTTTCACTTTCCCTTGATATTCCGCTTCCTGCCTACGTACCAGCAGCGCAATTTCGCCCCAGCTCGGCAGCCCGCCCACATTCTTATCGTCTATATAACAATGAGCGTACACCTTGCGCGAATTATTCTTATACATCGCCACCTGCGCAGGATTGTGGTCGTTCACGCGATCAAAACCGATTCCCTGCGCCAGCAGCCAGTTTACCATCTCTGTTTGCTGTACGCCCTCGCGACACGTCCATATTATAATGTAGTGCCCCTCTGCCCGAAGGTTATTTATCGCTTCCTTTGCCCCCTCGCGAGGCTCTCCGATCCCGGGCCACACGCCGTCGTGGATCGTTCCATCAAAGTCTATCGCAATAATCATCCCCGACCTCCTAACTCTTTCATCCTGTTCTTCACAAATTCATCAACTCCCACACACTGATACGTTTCCACCATATCGAGCAGTTGATCGAATTGATGCGTCGTCTCCGACGCTACGCGCTGCAGAGCCTTGAAGCTCTTGCCGCACAAATTATGCAACGCCCACGACACCTCGTTAATAAGGTCGAAGACGCCCGGGTAAGCATCCGGCCCCGCCCACTCGGTTACAATGTGCAGTCTAATCTGTTGATTAGCTTTATAAAACCCAAAATCAAGATGCGTCCAGTCCGTGGGCACAAACTCGATAAAAACGGCCGGAAGCGGGAAAGGCACCTCCCCCTCCGGAAACAGCGTGTTTTGATTCCACACGTCGATATGCGCAATCGCATAAGGCGCGTTGATCCGAAGCAGCGCCTCGCGGATCGATTCATAGATTTCTTTTCTCATATTCTTATAATTTATTGTTCCACAGCGGGCGGGAACTTCGACGAGTCTTTGAGTGCTTTGTAGAACGTGCGCTCCGAAATCCCGAAGACGGGATAAATATATCGTCTCCAGATTTCGCGATTCGAGAGCCCCGAACGACTGTGTTCGTCGTAAATCCGATTAATCTCCCGCACCCGTTTTTCGTAGCTCCGCCCCCGCGGATTGTATTTGCTCATAACTGTGTAATCTCCCTGTTTTTCTTTTAGAAACTGCAAGTACGATCACCCGCACTCGCTATAAGCGCGTTCGCGCCCTCGAAAGCCTGCCACACGTGCACGGTAAGCGTTTCACCGAGACTCAGCTGCTCCGCGAATACCCGTGCTCCATGCATGGCAGTAGCGTGATCCCGGCCAACTACGCGCCCGCACATCTGCCACGCGTAGCCTTTCTTTCGCAAGACGTAACACAGCATCTGTCGTGCGACGACAACGTCGCGCTTGCGACTGTTCGAAAGCAGCTCCTCCTTCGATACGCCGCAAGCACGACACGCCCGATTAACCAACGCCCACTCTTTCATTTAATCACATCAACAATCTTCGAACGTGCAATCGATTTAACGTCTACAGCGTCGAGATGCATATATACTTTAAGAAGCTGCGACATAGCCTCATGAATATTACTCGCCTGCACAAAGCACTGTCTTGTAACCTTCTTCTCCCTACCTGTTTCAAGCAGCTCCATCCACTCTGTTATGCACTTGTAGAAGCAATCTGCCTCTTCATGCTCCAATAGCTCCACAGAGCCTTTCAGAAGCTCTGTGCGCACAACGATCACGGGTTCGCGAGAGAAAGGTTTTAAATATTCGATCGCTTTTTCGTCCGCTCTTTCTTCATCTGTATGCTTTACAAGATATTGTTCACTCTTTGTAACCTGTTCACTCGGTCTCAGCACACGCACGACAACTAAACTTAATCTGTCCATATTCTCTGTTTTTTTAAATGTTGTATCACGCTTCCGTCATGCCGAGCGGCACGTACTCCCACTTCCCATTCGCGTTCTTCACCGCAGCCTTAATAAACATGCTCGAAGAAGTCGGAAGATAACTCTCTTCAATAATCCGCACGCCCTCAAGAAAGTCTTCATTTCCGTCCTCTTCAGCCATCCGGCGAAGCTGCAACACCCGCGAAGCTTTCAGATTGCCCTGATTATCGCGAGACAGCAGGCGAAAAACAGCCTTCACGAGCGCCCGACTTCCCTCGTCCTTCGCGAGAGATTCGATAAAATTTTTCACCTTCGCAATTCCCTCTTCCACGGTGTCCCTATACCCGTCGAGCGTATAATGCCCGACCGTGATCCGGATTGACGAGTCGCTATTCGTAAACGTATGCGTACGCTGCTCTTCTTTAATTCCGAACAGCTCTGCTTTCATCTCAAGCGCACCCTTAAACGCTTCCATCACAGCCGCCTTGCGTTCTGCGATTTTCGCGCTAATATCCTGCAATTCCGGCATCACCGTTGCCAGCGTTTCGTCGACGATAGCAGCATACGCTTCGCGATCAGCTTTACGCCTCGCCGCTTCTTCCTTTTTTCTCTGTGCTTCTCTAAAAGCCTCAAACTCTTTGCGCTCCTCGAGCGTCATTTCTACCATTTCCATACTCTTATTGCTTTAAAAATTTACGTTTTTCTTTTTTTCTTTAATTCCCGTTCTGTCAACTTTTTAAAATAAATACCCCTTGCACAAATCGGCAAACTGCTGCAAATCTTCGGTTTCTGAAAACCAGCGCAATAATAACAACAATAGCCATCTTCTGATTTCTTTACCTCGTACACCGAATATTTTACCACAACTAAATCCCCTTCTTTCATATCATTTCAAATTGTACTACAAAACCAAATTCTCGCCGCAGCGTCCCGATCTGACACGCGCTCTCGATGTCCTCGCCGGCGGGAAGGAAGATCGTCCGCGTCCGTGTATGACATCTCACACCTTTCTTGCGTAGCCTGTAAAGCATTCCCGCCCTGCGCTTTAGTTTTTTTTGCTGAATATCAATCGTTTTCATAACCACCCCGATTTAATCGCTTTTTCCAGCTTTGCGGCTGAACGAACGACCTCTTTAACAAACCGCCTCGAATCATCCGAGATTTTCGCATTGTTATAACATGCAAAATCAAGAATATTAGCCAATTTCACCGCTTCCGAGGGTTCCAATGCAAGCACAACACGCTCGCCTGCATTTTCTTTTATTTTCACGATATCCATATCAATCAATTTAATTCAAATTAAACTCCTGACTCATTCCACGTCGCACCACCTCCGCAGCAACCGCCTTGGTATCTTCCAGCGCCTTGCGCTGATTATTAAATGCGAAATATGCGGCCCGAAGCCGATCAGCCGGCACAGCGTTGAAGCTCTTTTTCTTCGCACGCCTACACACCCACGCTTTCACATAGTCGATGCTTGCCTCCTGACCGTTCGCGCGCATAAACGCGCACCCGGCCGCAAGAACCCTTTTTCGAAGCGCATCCATCTCCGAGCGCTTCCCACCCTTCAGCATATCGTCCATCTTATTGCAGATTTCCGTCAGCTGTTTAACAGATAAATCTTTCGACGTCGTAACCCCATACGCCGCAAGTATCTCCATCTTTCCGTCGTCGTCGAGCCGCGCGGCCCCCAGCAGGGTATGAAACCGCTTAATCAGCCCCTTTTTTCTTTTCTCAAGTGTTGTTTCCATCATTTTTCGTTTTTTACTTTTCGTTTTTCACTTTACATAAAACTTCTCCGCCATCTCCTCGCTAATCAGGTACTCGCCATTGCCCCCGAAGCGGCTTGTAACAAACGCCTTAAAGCCGCGCACGCTAAAGATCACATCCGAGTCCTGCATAATCCGAAGCGCCGCTTTCCCATCAGGCACGTTGCCTTTCACGTGACTGATAAAAACGAACAGCTTGTCCGGAAAAGCAAGTTTCATTTTTTTGTACTCCGCGTAAGAAAGCCCCATAAACTGCACGGAATCAATAAAAATAACCCCATATTTCCGATTATGAGAAAGTCTGAAATACAAGTCATCATAAAACTCCCGATCGAGAAGGAAGAAGTTCCGCCCGACCTCGTGCATATTCTGCCGCTCTACAGCCATACGCACCGTCTTCCGAATCCCTTCTTCCACGCTGTTGTATAGTACTTTCTTATGCTCCGCCAACGCCTTAGCGAGCGTCATTGCCATCGAGGTTTTGCCGTTTTTGGGCGGCCCGTACACGAACCACGTCCCGCTCAGCTCTACCTCGCCCATCGCGTCATCGAGTTCTTCGCCTAAGCTCACGCTCGACGTCGTCCGCATTTTAGCGAGCTCCTGAACGCTGTACGCTCGCTTCATTGAGCCTGCTCCTTCTTCTTGTTAAGAGCATGGCATTTGCGCTTCACACGCCGCAGATCGCCCTCGCAATCCGTCTTCACCGCGTCGATCATCCGCTGCTCCTGCACGCCGTTTGCACGGCATACGTCCGCGATATCCGTCACGCTCACCCCCGGCATGGGGATAAACTTCCTACCGATCCGCGAGTAAATTTCCTTGTATCCTTTTTTATTAAGCCGCAGCCCCCGGCGGATCTTCTTCTCGAGGTAGTCCGTCGCCATCATCACGATGCCGCAGTAATCCTCTAATTTATTGTAGAATGTAATAAAGAAGAAGAGCACCTGATCGCTCAATTTATCCGCCTCGTCGAGGATGATCAGAGGTGCGTCCTTGCGCTTCAACTCATTCACCACGTCGAGCACCATATCGCCCACCGTGTCCCCGGCGGGGTTCTTTCCCATTACCCGCAGAAGCTCCTGCAAGAAGATTTTGCGGTTCCAATATTCAGAGCATCCAAGCAGATAGACATTCTTATGCGTTTCGCTGTATGCCTTGCCCGTTAGCGTCTTGCCCGTGCCCGCCTCGCCGCACACGGCAAGCACCAGCGCGTTCTCCTGTGCATCCTCGAAGATGCTCGTAAGCGCCTTATAATTCCTTGTTTCCACGATATTCCACTTTGTATATTTCACACCTATCTGTGCCGCCACACTGCGCCACATTTTCTCGCTTATAAGCTCCCAGTTCTCCGTTAGCATCTGCGTAATCGTCGCACCGCTAACACCTTGCAGCGAGTTCGCCGCTTTGTTCTGACTGCCCATCATCTCGCAATATTCCGCGAGCCTCGTGCAAATCACTTGTTTTTCTTCCTGTGTAATCATCTGTTTGAAGTTTTTTATGTATGTTTGCGAACTAACATTCAATCAATATGTCCGACACGAATGATTCGACTTTTTGCGCTGTTTATGTTTCGTCGTACGATTTAGACTTTCTACAAGATTTTTGTGCAACCTTCTCAGCCTATCTTCGTCGCGAACTTCACCTGAAATACAGAAGTTCAATCCATTATCCGTCCGATGGATGGAACAACCCTGAAGATTCACCGATGGAATTGACGTTTCTATTGAGTATCTCAACAGATCGCTCAACAGAAATTCCGAGTCTTCTCTCTCGCTTGCGCCGGGAGATAGACGATTTAAGCCGAGAAAAAGCATCCATTGCCAAGTTTGATATAGAAACCGTTCATCCCCTTCATCCTCCTGAACTTCCATGTAACCCATAGAATGCAGTGTCGTCAAATTTTCTTTCATTTCGTCAGCTGCGAAACGAAGTGCGCTCAAACAGCGTTCTTCGATCATTTCTTTTTTTGTCTTTCTTTTCATTACTCGTTGTTTTATAGTTATTAATAGTTATCTAATAAATCATAATCCCCGTCAATCGACTGCAGCATATTGCTTTCGTCTTTCAGCACCGTGCCAATGTCGACCTTCTTCCTGCGTTCGCGGACATCCCGCTCCACGCCCTTAAGTTTCGGCATATTAAGTCCGTGCTGTGAAGGGTGCATACCGAACTTCTCGAGCAGCCGCTCCGTTTCTTCGAACATCTCGACGCGCTGCTCCTTGTTTTGCAATTCCATACGCTTAAGGAACTTGCTGTCCAGCTCATCCTGCTCTTGTTTCGCCCGATGTATCTCGATGTATTTCTTCGCCAGCGTAACGAATCGCAGCTCGCCCGAAGCGTCTTTGGTATAGAGCGCAACGATGCTCATGTCAGTGGGATCATATTCTACGAAGAAATCCCTGCCGACATTTTTGCGCAAGAAGTCCAAATCCGGCTGTCCATCAGCCGTAAGCACCTCCCACGTGTATTTTTGTCCTTTGATTGTCTTTTTCAGGCCACCCGCCGTAAACTTGCATGAATCTTTATCGTCAAGGATTCCGAACAAGCTAAACATGTCCTGTGCGGTGATCTTCTTCGACTCCTCGTTCACGCTTTCCCGATACATATCGATCCTCCGACGGCCCGTGTTCGGGTGTTCCGACTCGTTCCACTCGCGCCGACGAGCCTCATAAATCGCTTTGATTTCGGCGAGTGTCTTCAAATTCTTTTGATTAGCAAGGATAAATTCCATGTTTGCACGGCTCTCCTCCTTTTTCGTCTTTACGTTCATACCCGTAAAGAACCAGTCCCTATGCAGGAAATCCGCTTGAAAACGACCGAAAGCGCTCTCAATCGTCTTCGATTTACCGTTATAGGGCTGTGTCGATATCGCCAGCCGCGCCATTTCTTTGAAAAAACTGCCGTTTTTCAATTTCCCGTGACCGCCCTGATTATCAAACCTGATCTCGTAAGGCTTATGCCCCGAAAACTTCATCGCCATCTTATAAGCGAAATATTGCGACTCGAAGTCCTCTTTTTTACTTATATAATAACCCAGAAGCACCTCGCTATACACGTCCATCACCTCATACACGCAGCAAGTATCCATCTTGCCCTCGTCATTTAAGTAGTAATAGTTCAGCTTCGTACCGTCACCGTACCAAAGAGCGTCGCGCATCTGCGGCAGTATCGTTTTATTTTGCCGTGTAAATAACTCTTTAGCTTTCAATTCGCCGTGCCGCATCGCGTACCATAGCGGGCGAACCTCCGGACGATTCAAAAAGCGCCGAACCGTGTTTTCCGCCTTGACCGTTTTCCAGCCGTAACCGGGCGCCACGGCGTTATATTCACGCCATAGCTGCTTCATCGTTACCTTGTTAATCGGGGTCGCATATCGTGCGATAAGCCACTCTTTTGCTTCTTCTTCGAGACGAATAGCAGCCTCATTGCCGTAATTTTTCGAGATAAACGCCGATAAACCCTCTTTTAAATACCGTTTAACCAGTCGTTCAAAACCCCGCTCGCTCTCGGGCAAGGAGTTCGGGAACCCTTTCGTCTGCTGTTCGATAGCGAATGCCGTCGAATCCGCCCAGAACTCGCCCATCGCGATGCGCCGATGGGCCCGGATCACCTCCAGCCGCTTCAACAGTGCCCGTACGATCGTAGCATTGTTCGTATATTTATCGATCGTTTCCGGCGAGAGATGCGTCTCCTCCTCGCCGTAGGTATAATTTCTGAAATAGTCGAACGCCTCCGCATCCCTCGTCAGCCCCGTGTGCTTCGCGTTGTTATTCCGCTCGCCCCGAAGACCGAACGCGCGTTCAATCACCGCCAGCCGTTCCGGACGACGGATCGACCACATGTCGATTAATGTATTATCGTGCTTGCTGCGCCGGAATATCTTTAAATCCCCGCGCTTCGAGTCGTTTTTGAATTGATCCCGAGTCAGCCCCGCGCCAATCCAATCCGCCACACTCAAACACAAATTTCCATCCACTACTTGATACATAACAATATATCTTTTTGTCCGGCAGGGGGAATCGAACCCCCTCGAAAACCGTTGCCAGTGCCCAATCAAAAAGGCTTTAATTCTTCTTTCAGAGACTCATACGCCCTGTAAGCAGCAATGCTATCGTAAACGGGATGATGCCTTACCCCTTCACCCTCAATCTTTATCCCTTTAAATTCGAGATAATTATCAAGCTTGTCACCCGGGTATCCGGCTATTTCCAAATAAGAAGCAACCTCTATGGGAAGATAAGGAATATAAGATACGTCTATTGCATCGATCGCGACTAATTGTCTAAACAAGAAGCCTTCTAAGAGATAGCCTCGATGCCATAGCACACGAACATCGTATAAGTCGCACATATACTTGTAGAAGCGTCCGAAATTAAACATCAAAGCTTCCCATCCGTCCACCGACCTTATCTCTTCCACCGCAGGAAGCACATTTTCACATGTCCAGCCATCCAGCAAGAGCAGACTGGATGTCCTTCGAGAATAACGACCGATCTCGATTCCTTTTTGGTTATAAACCACAGCCCCAATTGCAAATATTCTCCCTTGAAGCCCGTCACTTTCCACGTCGAGAGCTATTATAACTCCCTCTTTCTGTACCTCTTCTGTTTTCATACACATAATATTAACACTTATATACTATTTATCTTCTCACAAACCTTTCGCCACTTCTCCCGGTCCCGAACCACCATCAGCCCCGAAACGACCAGATTAACCAGCAGGCCACAGACAACCCACAAAGAGCAGTTGTCTGTGGGGTTGCATATCGCCAGCGAAACGCAAAACCACATTGCCCGCAGCCACATTCCCAACGTCACACCCGGCAAAAAACCGAGTAATAATTTCAGCGCTTTCATTCCTTTTCATCTTTTTTGTTTCGTTCTTTATACATCTCATAAAACCTTTCTATAATATCTCCCAGCATCATAAAGAAGCCGGCACCGCAAATTAGAACCCCCATAAAAGCAAGAGGCTGCTTTATAGCGATAAAAACAACAAATCCCACAAAAAACAGACATACCAAAACCAAAACAATCACCCCTAAAGAGATTAAGAGCATATCTTTTATTTTCACCCGTGCTTTCATGCCACTTCTACTATTTTCTCACCAACAACACTGTACAATAGCGACAACAAGCCGTTTCCGGCCACAAAGGAGAATACGTAGCTATTTACGCCCGAATACTCATACCTTACCTTATGCCGACGTCCATCTCGCTGCACATACTCGTACAGCCTACCTTTCACCAATTCTTTTGCGTCCATACTGTCGTCAATTTTCCAATTCTACCTCTTTTCCGCCATACTGTTTTACAGCCACATGCCGAATTTTCCGCGCCAGCGGGGTATTCTTACGCCCACAGACCGCCATCGACACCATTTCCTTTGTCACACCGAGCGTCCGTGCGATTTTCAAATTCGTTCCACGCTCAAGGCCCACAATCAAAATTCTTTTTTTGTCCAATCCCATTTTTTCTGTATTTTTGAAGCCGTTCAATCAATAAATGACAGTGCAAAGTAGGGGATAATTTTCAACCCCTGCAAATATTTACGCGATAATTTTCGACTTTATGGGGATAATTTTAGACAGAATTTCACAAATAGCTGAAAGAAAAAGAATTACAATAGGCGCATTAGAACGGTCAATAGGTGCCAGTAAGGGTGTTTTGTCCCGTGCCATACTTAAAAAAACCGACATTCAGAGCAAATGGATAGAAAAATTGGTTGAAAATTATCCCGATGTTTCTCCCGAGTGGCTTCTCACCGGACAGGGAGAAATGTTCAAAAACCAATATAAAATAACCTCTATAGAAAAACCGATCGTAAACGAGAGCTCCCCAATCACCCTCTACGGACGCCCGACAGACCGACGCTATGAATTACAGACCATTCCACTCTACGAGACCGAAATATCAGCAGGCCTCACCTCACTATTTAGCGACCAGACCAATCAGGTCCCGATCGGTAACATAATCATACCCAACGCCCCCAAATGTGATGGCGCTATACCTGTGCGCGGAGACTCGATGTATCCGATCCTCAAAGCGGGAGATATAGTATGCTATAAATCAATCAATATAGAAAATGCACTGTGGGGCGAAATACATGGTATATATATAAATGCAGACGGCGACGAAATGTTCGCCACCAAATACTTGCAGAAATCCGAGAAAGGAGATAGGTATGTCACGCTTGTAAGCTACAACCAACACCATCAGCCGCAAGATGTACTCATAGAAAATATCAAATCTATCGCGATCATCAAAATATCCATCCGCTACAACACAAACATATAATACAATGATCCTCGCCGCAATCATTATTATCATATTAATTGCATTGTCGTATTCCAAGCCCAAACCCCAAAGATACGATCCAACCCCCACGAGAATAAAACAAATGCTCGAAACCGCCTACATATTCGAGCACACCAAAAGAATAGACACGCTGTCCGCCAGATATGTATTCGGAAGACAACTCGCCGCACATCTCTCAAAGTCAGTCAATAATAAAAACTATAAAAGTCAGATAGAAGAAGGCGTTCAGAAGTATTATTCATTATATTACGACCGAATCATAAGCGATTTTCAGTCTTCCTTTATTCTATACCCGAATAAAGTATTCGACACCGACCTGTACGCTAAAATCGTCGTAGCAAGCTTCTCGAGAATCTGCCAAGACGTCGTAGAGCAGATAAACAACTTAAAAACGAACTCGGCGAAACACAGACGAATAGAAAAACTCGCAAACACCTCTATTTTATACAAAGAAGAACTCTCGAAATACGACAGAGTAGAATACCATCAGTTTATCGACCGACTCTTATGCAACATATCAGACAAGCATACAATATCCAACACATAA